GATCCACCTGCAGCGTCAAGCATAAAAACTTTTCCGCTATCTTCGTTAGTTAATGTTACATCAGCATTAATGGAATGAACTTTTTTCTTATGTGTAAAAGTAGAACTACTATTTACATTTAATATATCACTTCTCATTATTGTGCCTCCTCAAAGTTAAACAACGCATGTGTTTCTGGAAGAGTTATTTCAAGACCTGCTTCTGTAAGAATCATATCTTTTCTTAAATCTTCATCAGCTTGTTGTACATTTGTTGTAATTGAAGTATCTCTATTAACACCATTACCTACAAGAGGTCGGTAAGCAACATGGTCTAAATCAACCAATGCCATATACTCGCCAAACATTCCTCTAAATAAAGGTTCCCTTACAAGAGATATATCACCATGAACAGTTTCAACTTTCATAATCTTATGACCGAATGAACCATTAGATTGATTGAAGTTATATCTTGAGCCACCGCCATTAACAATTGAGTCACCAATAAATCCAGCGCCATCGCCTAATTTATTAAATAAAGAAATAACAGGTAATGAAGCCAAAGCTAATTTACTTGTATTTCCACCTCTTGCAGGGTCGAATACTACTTCAAGGTCTCTTAATAAAACATCATAAGTTAATGAAGCAGCTGCTACTGTTTTCAAGTAAGCTTGACCTTCTGTATATGTTAATTGCTCAGAGTCTTCTATTGTTTGAGATTGACCATTTGCAACAATATGTCCACAAATACCTTCAGTATAATTAACACCACCTGAAGATGCTCTTTGTCCAAATAACATTGCACGTTCAATATCAACTTTATGTTCTCTTAATTTAAGATTCCATATTCTTTCCCATTCATTAGCATACCCTTTATAAACAGTTGCACGAGCAGTATTACTCATTTCGCATGCTGTTTTAAATATTTGAGTATAACCATAATCATGGTCTAGTTCTTGTGACCATACATCTGGTGCACCAGTTCCTTCAGCAAAAGCTGTTCCAATAACCGTTGCTTTAGCATTAGCTCCTGCGTCAGCATCTGTACCAGGATTAGTCAACCATTTAATATCAATAGATGTTGAAGAGTTAACTGCTGTTATGATTGCATTTGCATGATTAGGTGCTCCACTATTTCCAGTTAAAGATTCAACAGAAATAACCATACCTTTAATAAGCCATGGTTGAGCTGCAGATATTGTTGCTGTAACTGTAGCATCTGCACTTACTGCTGCAAGATTAGTACTAATTACAAAACTTCTATCTGTATAAGCCATTTTAGTTCTGTCTTCTAAGAATCTAAACTGAGAATCTGTTGTGGCTACCTTTGCTACTTTTGATAAGTATGTAAAAAATGGAGACTCTTCTGGAGATAACTCTGCTACCCTATCACTAAAATCATATAATCGTCTTGAACCTAGCGATAAACTTAAAGCCGTCTGATTTCCAGGAGTGCCTGCATTTACTACACCACTATTGTAATTTGCCATTACATTTCTCCTTTTAATTTATCATTTATAATACACTTGTTCGACTTCCAGCTTTTTTAATAGATTCCCACATAGATTCTTCTTCACTTTTTCTCATAGGTTGCTCTCCATTTAAAACACCAGCTTGTTGAGGAGCATTTTGATTTTGACGAATTGAATCTAGAGGATTGAAGTTTCCTTCAGTATTATTTTCACTTTCAGTCGGTTGTTGAGTTACTGCTTGCCACATATTAATTGCACCATCAATACCATATTCAGCAGGATTTTTACTTGCAAAGTCTACAAATGATTGTATTTGCTCAGGATTTAATCCTTTATTAGCAAGTTCAGTTTGAAGTTTAGACATACCAACTTCTTTTTGAACTTCTCCTACTTGGCTTTGTACTGCATTATTAATAGTGTCTTGTAACTCTTGTTGTCGATATAAATACGACCTAGACGATGGGTCATTATAGGCTTCCCATGGGTCAAACTCATCCTTAGATAACTCAATGCGTTCAGGTTGGGTTGGTTGACCACCTTGTACCATTGTTGATATAGTATTAACTATATCTGGTCGTGATTCCAACATTTTACCAACTTGTTCATATTGTTTTAACTTTTGGTTTTCAACATGAAGTTTATCTTTTTCTGACTGAAAGTACTTGGCCTGTGACTCCCAATCACTATTAGATTCTTGTTGCTGAGTTGCTTCATCTTGCCCTACATTATCAGTAACTTGACCTTCTTCAAGATTGTTATTTTCTAATGCGTTATCCATACTATTCTCCTTTTCTTTGCAATTTCTCTTGCTTTCCTTGAGCTTCGCCACGTAATCGTAGCTTCTCTGCTTCGAGCTTGACTGCATTTTCGAGTTTACCAACTGCTGTTCTATTAGCAGATTTGGCTTCTGATTCCTGTGATTTTAACTCAGTTTTGAATTTCTCAACTTCTGTACGCTTCCTTGCTGAGATTGACTCTCTGTGAGCTGTTTGTAAATCACCTTGTAAATTCTTAACGGCTTCTTGAGCTTGTTGTAATTGTCCTTGTAATTGTTGCACAATATCCATTCGCTGCAATACGCCTTCTTTATCAAATATATCTGTTTTCATTAAAGCTTCTGTTCTATCAATAAGACCAGCTTGATATGCTTCCATATAAATTGACCATTCTCCCCATCTATTTGAAGGCATAGTTGAATTGCCAATAATATTTATATCGTATTGTCCAACAGTTAAATCATTCATCATTTCACCAATAGCTTGCGATTTATCATTATAATGATTTACCATATATTCAGACATATCATTATTTGGCTGAACTATTCTAAATACTTTTTTATATGTATAATGTTCTTTAGATAAATTATAAATAACTTGTCCTAATCTTTTTAAAGAACCTTCAATATCTCTTAATTTTGATTTACTTCTTCTTTGACCAAAATCCTCCAGCATCATTGTAGCTGAAGATGTTTTTGGCGCTGCTTCAGTATTACCTTGCATCATTTCAAATATACCCATATTTAAATCCATATATTTTTCAACTAACTGAGGCAATTGCATAACTGAATTAGACAATGGTTGAGGTGAAGGAAAATGTGGCTCACCAAATGATGGGTCATATTCTATCGTTGCATTTGGATTTGCCCAATCTCTTTCTAATTCTTCTATATCATCAACACTCCCTTGTGGTATTAATAATTTTAAACCAGAAGATGCTTGCGCATGTGAAGTTATTAATGACATTGTTTTATTTAAAAATCTTTGAAAATCTTTATTCTTTCTAACATCACTCATTGGATATGGAGTATTTGTCCAAATATTTGGTACAGGAACAATTGGATATTTATCAGTATTTAATATCATTTCATATAAAACTATTTGACCCAGAGTGCATGTTAATTTAATTCTTGTTTGCTGAACTTCTACAATATCAAGTATTCCTTGCTGCATAGCTTCTTGTATTTTTGAATCTTCTATAAATGTTTGTAAATTTTCGTTATCAAGTATTCTTTCTTCTTGAGTCTCCATATTTAAAATTCTATAATAAGGAACTTTAATTTTAGAAAAATGTTCAATTAATTGATATTTCTCAGACCCTTCTCCTTTATCTAAATCTTTAATATAATCAGGAGTAAATGAGCCTTTTGTTCTTTTATTTAATGGAGATGGAAATGTATCATCTTCACTGTATCCTTCAACCTCTTCAATAAGCATTTTACCATTTTCTTCATTTACTTCTGATAATTGAGGATATAAATCTAATAATTGAAACTTAGTAAATATAGTTGACAGCATCATACCTGTTGCATCATCAAAATATCTATTTCTAGCATTCGGGTCAACAACAACTCTAAATGGGTCTATATAGGTAAACTTAACTTCACCACGACCATAATCAGCTTCTCTATCTACATATGCATAAAAATAACCAAGACCTGTAACAGCATAATCATGAATAACTTGTTTAAATACTTCATTTCCGTCAGATACATGCCATATGTATTCAAGTATTGTTTTCCATATATTAGCTAAATCACTATCAGAGTCTTCTCTTGGCATTGCTGAGAATTTAGGTGGCTTAGATGTTATGATTGCTTTAAACTGCTCAATAGCAGAATATAGCCTATCTAGTGGAATGCTTGATTGATTTCTTGATTCTAATGCATCAATTTCTGATTCAGAGAAATGATTCCCTAAATAAAAATCAATGTCTTCTCTCGCATGGTCTTCCCACTCTTTTCTAGCATCAGACCAACGTCTCCATAATTCTCTTACCTGTTCTACCCTTTTATCTTGCTCTATCATAGCTCATAATATAATACTTTTAATTAATTTATCAAAACCTTGAACCTGTTATCCAATTATACCTTTTTTTAGGTCTTTCCCATTCATTTTTATTATTTTTAAGTTTTTTAACTTTTCCTGCCTTTTTATTTCCTTTTGCATATTGTGTTGATAACCAAAATGCATCAATTGTATCATCATGAGAACCTTTTGGAAAATCAAGCAATTCACCAATAAACTCATGCATATCCTTCTTTAAATGTACTGCTCCAGCTCTAAACATTGGTTGAAGACCTTCAAATAATCTATCTTTCTTTTTTTGATTACCATATCCTTTAATCCCCATTTCTATACCAGGAAGGAATTTTCCTTCTTTTTTGCTACGCTTAGACACATAATCCCTTAACATTTCTTGATATGATATTGTTTCAATATTTATTCTTTTAATTGGATTGTATCGTTCTGCAATTTTAAATATCTGGTCTGCACAGTCCATCGGTAAGACTCTTTTTCTCCAATATTCAATAACATAATAATCGTATTCAGCAGTAACGCCAATAACCATAATAACACTATAATCGTTCCTAGAACTAAGTGTCGAAGCAGGGTCAACCCCCATATAAATATTAACATACTCTAAACTCCCATCTTCAAATTTTATATACCATGAATTTGCTTCTTCGTTAAATTTTACATCCCCAGAATAGAATCCTTTAGTTATATCCTCTTCACTGAATATTTGGTCTTCAGGAGATTTAGCCTGATTCATATATTCTTGATAAAACTTAGCAGGAGTACCAGAATCTATATAAA